TAGAATGGCTAATGGTAATTATTTAGAAACCACAGCCAGTCACTTTGTTATTTTGTTAGGTGATACTCCAACCACTGCATTAATTTCGATGAAGGCCACTCAACTCAAAGTGAGTAGAAAGTGGAACTCATTAATGATGGGATTAAAAATGCAAGGCAAAAATGGATTGTTTACACCGCCAACTTACAGCCACATTTATACTCTAAAAGCTGTTCAAATGTCTAATGACAAGGGAACATGGTTTGGATGGGATGTGTCTTTAAAAGGCCCAATTCAAGACAAGTCTGTTTATGAAGTAGCTAAAAACTTTTCTGAAAGAGTAAACAAAGGAGAAGTCCAGGCGAAACATGAGTCTAGCGTAGAACCCAAAAAGGAAATTAATTTATAATTTCTGAATTTTCTAGAAAGCGAGAGTGGACTAGGAAAAAAGATTAAGGGGTTCCTAGGAACCCCTTAGTCAAAGGTGGATTATGTTAGAAAAAGAAAATAAAGCGCCAATTACTTATAAAGACTGGATTGATTCTGGTAGGATAATTATCCCTTGTATGAAGGGAATTCCAGAAGTCAAGAAATGGTCTGATACAAAATTTAAAATATCAAAAGAAGAATGGGAAAAGAATTACCCTCACTGTGAAATTGCATTAAGACTCGACCAAGATATAGATTTAGATGTAGATAATCCTTTAGCTAAAAGATTTATACCCCAATATGTAAATGGCTGTGGCGCAGTCTCAGGAAGAGGAGCGAATCCTTGGAGTCATTACTGGTGGAAAGGGGAAGTAGAATTTACACAGTTTAAACTTCCTGGTGAATTAAAAGAATATTATAAAACTTTACCTCATGGCGCCATGATCTGTGAGTTAAGAAGTGGAGCAACTAAATACACCATTGTTCCTGAATCCAAACATAGTAAAGCCAATGAAATTGTTAAGTGGGAGAAATACACCTCCATACACGAATATACAGGCGATTTAAGAGCAGATGTAGGTAAAGTGGCCCTCTCTACAGCTCTTTGCCTTTTATATGCACCACAGGGCCAAAGAGACGCTTATTGTACAGGTATTGCAGGAGTTCTATTAAAGCATACTAATTGGGAAGTAGAAGAAATCGATGAATTTGTTTTCAATGTGGCTGCTCAGTCTAATGATGACGAAGCCAACAAAAGAATGTCGAAAGGAACAAGTGGTAAAAAAGCAAATAAAAATTTAGGTATACCTAAACTTGCAGAGATTATTGGTTGTTCTAACAATGCTGTTTCAGAAATTTTTAGTTGGGTGGGAGTCAAGCATATAGCTGGCAAAGAAATTGCACAAGAATCTATTGGCGATATTATTGAGTATGGAAGTGATAGATATCTCATTAATGTTAATGCTATAGTCGAGGGAGAGATTCAAGAAAAACGCATCACGGTTGACGGACCAACGCTCATGAACCAAAAACTATTTTATGATGCAATCATTACCCAGGCGTCAGTGTGGGTTCCAAAGATGAAACCCGCAGACTTTGAAATTATTATGAGAAAGAAATATGAGAAGAGAACACGATCAGCTGATTATGTAAAAGAAGCTGCAGAAGATTATAGATTTATAAAACATTTTAAAAATTATCTTAAAGAAGTTAAAGCCTACACAGATAAAAAAGAATTATTTCATTACGGACTCCCTTATTACAATCCTACACTAAAAGAATTAGAATTTAATTTAGATAAGTTTGAAGATTATTTAGAAAATAAAAAAGTTAATTTTAAAGACAGAGTAGATCTAGTCCTTAAAGTGCAAACAGTATTAAAAGCTCATAAGAACAGAGGAAAATATAAAGAAAAATCTTGTGTCACCTGGAGAATAAAAGATGCAGATGTAAAACAAGAAGATATGATTCTTGAAGGAGAATTTAAGGAGTTAACAAGTGAATAATCCACGATTTGTAGCTGGTCCTCCGGGGACAGGAAAGACTCATACTTTTATTGTTAAACTTTATAAAGATTTATTAAAAGAATACTCTCCAGAAAACATTATTATATTATCTCATACCAATGTAGCGGCCGATGAAATTAGAGATGCGATTTTAGAATTAGACGAAATGAAAGAAAGGGGGCTACGTAAGAAATTTTTTAAAAATAGAATATGTACAATTCATAAATATTGTAGAAATAAAGTACCCCATAAAGAAAAATTTGATGAAGTAACAGATCATGCTAATTTAATTAACCTCAATAGACATTTTTATAGTACTGAAAAAAATTTAGAGAAGCATGGATTTTATAAATATGTAAAGGCAGCAAGGGGAAAAGGTTTAACACTAGAACAATTCTGGAGAAAATGTATTCCGAATGACTATAGACCCTATAATAATATTAAACTTTTAACCGAATTATATGAAGTTTATAACAATTATAAAAAAGAATATAATATTTGTGATTTTGAAGATATGGTGGAAGACTTTGAAACTTTAGCCAAAGATCCGCAGATTGATGTTTTAATAATAGACGAAGCTCAAGATAGTAATGTTCCTCAATTAAAAGCCATTACTAAAATGGCCCGTAACGTTAAGGATGGACACTACTACATGGTAGGCGATGCCGATCAAACTATATTTGAATTTTCTGGATCAGATGCAGATTACTTTCATAAACTTTCAGCTAAGCCTTTTAAGGAATTAAAAGAAGGAAAAAGATGTAGTCAAGCTGTTAATCAAAAATGTAAAGATATTATTCAACCTCTGTGGGATAAGTATGGGTACAGTAGAGTATGGACTCCCGCTGTTTATACTGAAAGACATGGCAAAGGAAAGATTGGTGAAACGATTCCAGGGCAAGGATATCATTTACCTAATTTAAATGGTTCTACCCATTTAGATAACTTATTAGATAAAATTCATAATACTAATGAAACATTTTTATTTACATTTAGAGGAACACCAAGCGATATAAAGATAAGACAATTCTTTATTGAAAATGCCATAGAGTTTTCTCACATAGACAGTTCCCCTTTTGTGTCTAAAAAAGAATTAAGAGCTCATTATTTATGGGAAGATTTTTTAGATGGTAAACCCATGAGTCTTACACAGATAAAAGAATTCTGGGATTATCTTTCTAGTAAAGTTAAAATCTTTGGTAAAGGAAAGGTAAACACTTTTGACGAGTGGATAAAACAAGATTATACGGTGGACCAATTAATAGAAAAAAAATATTTAAAAAGAGATTGTAAAACTCACAGAGACTTTGATCTTATAAGAAAAAGAGTTGATAAACATGACAGGAGAATGACTTATATTAAAAGTGTTTTAAGAAAGGGATTTGATTTTAATAAAGACATTCGTGTGAAGTATGGAAACATTCATACTATAAAAGGATTAACGTTTGATAATGTTATTGTAGATTTAACCATGACTCGAAAGGAAAATTATTATGTTCAGTTAAGATTAAAATATACCGCATACAGTAGAGCTATCTATGATTACTGGACCATCCCCTCACAGGGAAGATGGGAGTTAGGAGAGCGATGAAAAATCCATATGATAAACAAATTGGGGGATCACACTATCAGAATTTTAAAATTCAGCCAAGTAAATTCGTAATCGAAAATGAGTTGCTATACCCCGAAGGATGCGCTATAAAATATATCTTGAGACACAGATTGAAAGGAAAAAAGAATTAGAAGAATCCTATCAAGAATCAAAAAGACAAGCGGAAGAACGTAAAGCAAGAGATAAACCCAACTCATGGGGGATAATTAAAAAGTAATGTGTGTTCCAGATCTTTCCGAACTAAATTTAAAAGGTATAGATACAATTGCAATTGACTTAGAAACTTATGATCCAGATTTAAAAAGAAAAGGATCAGGAGCAATAAGAGGACATGGATTTGTTTGTGGTATTGCCATAGCAACTTCAAAACAAAATTTATATTTTCCAATTGCTCATGCCATGACAAGCAATTTAGATGCAGAAGAAACGTGGGAAGAACTTAATAAAAAAGTGTTTAAAAACAAGGGTTTACGCAAGGTTTTTCATAATGCTATGTACGATGTGGGTTGGATCCGAGCGGTCACAGGAGAGATGCCTGTGGGAGAAATCGTTGACACCATGATTGCTGCATCTGTTATTGATGAAACCAGAATGAGATATTCTTTAGACGCCTTAAGTAAAGATTACTTACAAGATTCAAAATATAAATATGATTTAAAAGAAAGAGCATGGGAAGAATTAGGAATTAAAGATCCTCTGTCTAACATGCATAAGT